GGGGTACACTAATGTACGGTAAGGAAGGCGATGTTCTGTGTTGGGACATTTCGCACATCATGGGATTGCTCAAAGAACACCCCAGTTCACAATTAGTGATCACTCGTGCGATTCGTTATCACCACCATATCGAACGTATCACCGAACCAAATCCTTATTGGGATTCGTTGGTTGATGACTTCATTTGTTATTCAATCAATTCGTTCCAAGAAGTAATCGTGGGGGACTTTAACCCACAGCGAGTAACGCCCCAAGAAATAACTTGGTTCAATATGAACGACAAAGCCCGGCGTGAACTGTGGCTATTGCTTAGAGCATTCGGCAACAATTATGCAGGGTCGATGGTCAATTACGCACGTTATGGCGGAGTGATCTATCTATACGCACAAACCAATTAATCGGAGACACCATGTCGGACAAGAAGTTTGTAATGTTGGATACTCGACATCAAGTCAAAGTAATTCAAGATTACCTCGCTCACTTTCATCAGCAACAACCTTTGGTGGGCATGGTCCAACCAACCAAAGCAATGGCATTAAACATGGTGCAAACCATTGTCGCCGAGATAATGGAATTCAAAGACAAAACCACACGGGTTAACCCTACGGATTGGGATGTAGTGCGTGCATCTATTCTGTTCGGTGTAACCCCAGGTCAGATCCTGCACCGCCAAGTCAAGTTCATTGAACGACTGTTCAACCATCAACAGATCAGCACGATCTATGATGACTTGAAACAACAGATCAATGCTCATGAGAAATACACTTCCTACAATAGCTGGGAAGTAATCAATACCGGTAGCGTTATCGGTTTGGCTGAAGTCGGTGATCGTCGTATCCTCCATTGGGAAATGTTGGAAGACGCACAGGAAGATCGTTACGTCACACTGGACTTGTCCCGAGTCTATGAAGAATTCAGTAAAGAGTTCACCAAGAACTTTGGACCATATCCCGCATCACAGATGTGGGCCATGATTGTTAAAGCCGTGATGGACATGTTCCCGCAACTCCATCGGATCGATAAGTATCAAGAGCTAATCGATTACGACATGGCGGCTGCGTATGGTATTCCTGACCTGACCAAGTGGTTGGATGATTACCTGCGTCAAGTGTTCGCCACATTCAACATCGCTTCTTTCGGCCAGTACATTGTCGAAGGTGCTAAGCACGACTGCAATTTCTTTGAGTCATCGCAATCGATGTGTATCGTAGCTGACAAAGAAGAGAAAGTGGAAGTTGACACCGATGCAGAACTTGCCAAGCAACTGATGCGTGGTGATTACTTGCCAGAAGAAGAACGAATCCGTGCTGAGAAGTACCTGTTAGAAAACATGTAAGGCCCCCTAGTGGGGCTTTATGCCGTGAGGTGGATATGGCTAAGCCCCAGGTGCCGAAATATGTGGTACCTTCCCAAAATGCAGTAGCAATGTTTACACTGGAGGATTTCTATGGAATGAATCATCCGTTCTACTTGGACGTATTCGTGGAACTTGGTGAAGACCGTGATGCTATTACAGATCTAATCGCCAATGCGATCATACAAAAGAACTGGGATGAACCCGATCAGTTCAACGAGATGATTGCGCTACAACTCGGGTATATGAACATCGATGCAGACGAAACTGTGTTCTATGGTAAGGTGACACAACTTGTCCGTAGTATCTGCATGAAGTGTTCCCCACATATCCTCGGTAAAGATCTACTGCTGCTAGAAGCAGTAGAAGACACCGAGTGGGTTAACATAATCTATCGTGAAACTATGGAGCCACAACCGTGCATCACACTACCGTCTTCAGATTCGATAAACAGACCTGGTTCCCCGGATACGAGAAAACCCGAAAGCTACACGCCAGGGTCTTTGCACGTCCAGCACATAACGGAATTGGACCCGGTGGATTTCTCGATGACGTTATCGAATGGATCCTAGAAGCAAACACGCATTACCGTAGTACAGGCGAGATCCTGACGTTTCATTACGTGCCACGCCTAACGAAGCACAACAAGCACGCACTGGCGTATGAACAAGAGTTCCTAACCATTGCATTAAAGCTATGGGGAAAGCTTCCTAACACCGTCACAGACATTTTCCCGGTATCAATGAATGATTCCCAACACATGTACTTGTTGATCACTTATGACAACACACAAGAATCTCTGGAAATGCCGTTGGCTGTAACGCAACTAACGGTAGAACAGTTCCTGAGACCTAAGAAGAAAGTACGTGGCCGTAAACAGGATATGAAAACCGTATAAAGGTGCAAGATGAATCAATATCAGCCACAAGGCGAGAACGTAGCCGTAATGGTTTCATTCGCCACTGTTCGTGTACCCATCAACAAGATGGTCAACGTCCTGGAAGGTGTATCGAATAACACGGTATACCCGATGGACGAAGAAGCTATTCGTACCATCATCTACGAATGCTTGAATGAATACATGAAGTTCACATTGCCCAAGATACCTATGGGTGAGAACTGTTCATTCGAGTTCTATCTGGACGATCGATTCAAAGCACTGGCCAGAATCATCAATCCAGCTGTTACTGAGCTTAACCCGAATCCTGATAAGCGCTTGATGATGTTCTTGAATGCCCAGTGGGCAATCGCATGCGCCGAACTCGGTAGACAATTACTCCCAGGGATTCGTGACCTGAATGCACATAACCAAGATGTTGACCAAATCCAGATGTTCCGAGTGGACGACAACAAGACGGGGATGTATGTGTTATCCGGTATCACCTACGATGAAGTGGACTCGGAATCTGAAGAGGGCTTGTGATGTATAGTCTCCACACATACGACGTTGGTATGTTTGGACATATCTTCATTCCTGGTTATCCTTTGCAGTCGATTGGTATCAGCCACTGGATTATTGCGGTGGCTGTTGAGAATGCATTGCGTGATGAAAACAATTCCCTCCCGATCTTTAATGAAATTGATTGGGCGATGGAACATTATTTGAAGGACAACATCTACGCCATAGCAGATGAAACCCTCAGATACATCCGTGAGCAATGCTTTTGTTATTACACCAATGTACACAACTACTTCTTCAAATTCAAACCAATAGAACTGGTCCATACTCCTGATCACAGAAAGGAGGTGGCTGTCGTCTTCAAGGATTCACCATGAAACACCCCGAACCACAACTGACCTACACTGTCCTAGAATCTAACGCGGGTATGAAATTCGCTGAACGATTTATGGAAGAGTCGATGCATGATCCTGAGCGTGATACTTGGGTTGAAGGAAACGTGCCATTGCGCAGGGCACTGGTGAATAAGTTCCAGAAACTAGTAATGGACCTATTCTGTGATGAATTGTTTATGGAGACTATTCTAGAGTCCCCTGATGAAGAACTCTCCCAAGATATGCTCGATACGTTTGCGATCTATCAGGAGTTCATTGCGAAGTTCCCTAACTACGACGTCATTGCAATCATCCCGATGAACCTGGCTGGTACCATTGGATTCGTAGTGCAGAACAAACCTATGAGAAAACAATCATAGGTTCGCAGCAATGACACAAATCACTGACATTACCGAAGGTACTCGGGTGAGCTTTGAAGTTTACCCGACAGCGTACTACGCTAATGAATTCAAAGACGTAACACTTGAAGGGATCGTGACTCCAAAGGTAGCACAACAACTGGGGTTCGATCTGGATGCAACACACCAAAACGTTTATCCGGTACTGACTGCCGCTGGCGTATCCGTACCAAATGACCCACGTCAATACAACTACGCTTACGTCACATTTGACGGAGGCCAGTTTACATTCGTGGGTGTCCCATGTATTCGTCCTGGTACAATCGTATCGTCCGATGGTAAAACATTGACCCTGGTATTCCAGGATCGGGATGACCGTCGTCGTCGTCGTATTCTTGAAGCGATGTCTGCTATTAACGAGACACCGAGTTCGCAAGTTTGGGAATAAAACGCCTCCCTTCGGGGAGGCTTTATGCCGTTTTCTATTGGAGGATTTATGGAACAAACCCACCGTAAGTTTGACCTTAACAACATCGACTTCAGTGCTGAAGAAGTAGAGACCATCGTAAAGCATGTGTTGGACTTGGATTACAGGCCAGCCGGGTGGTACGACTATTCGTTCATCTGGTCAACGGACCATACCGGTAACCGCCATGTCTTCTTACAACTGGGTGATCATGAGCTGGCGTTCCAGGTAGAACATACAACACTCCTTTCTACTATGAAAGATTTCCGAAAAGCATTCGGTGGGGATGGTATCAAAGATGAACAAGTAATCGATAAGCTTGCTCGTTATGATTTCCATCGTGCATTGAAATACCCACTCGTTGCTTACTACCAGAAAAAGATAGCTGAACTGTCGAGGTTCTAATGTGTTTACCCCCACCAGGATTCTTCGGTACACGTCGTAAGACAAAAGCGGAACTCGCTGTTGAACAACATCGTGACCGAGCACGTACCATTCTGAATGCGCTGAAGAAGCACCAACCGAAAAGAGGCAAAAAGAAATAATGGAACCAATCACCGTAGTGGTACCACTGAAAGCTATCAATTTCACCGCTGCTGAAGTCGGTGAGTTCATCCAGCATTACACTGGTCGGTTGCCATCCCGGATGAACGAACTTGAAATCATCTGGCATCTAAATCAGAAAATGGATCGTTGGATTTCCATTCGCGTAGCTGGTACCGAATACGTAACAAAACAGTTCGAACCTCACTACCGCGAAAACCTGATGCAGGTTTGTCAGTGGTGGTTGGATAAACCAGATCATGCAGCAGCCATAGATGTCAAGCGTTTTATTGCATTGGGTTTGACCGAAGCATACAAGGAAAAAATCCAAGGGTTGTGGGACCGATAAAGGAATACGTACAAGCGTAATACTCTGTGAATGTTTGTTGATTGATACTCTTGAAAGTGCTACTTCGGTAGCACTATTTTTTCCTGAGAATCAGACAACACCTACAGAGGTGTACGAATGGCACTGCCAGAATTTCCTAACCCTTTTATGTTGCCTGTGTCCGCGTACGCGCGTGACCTTGACATCATTGAAGGTGCAATTGCTGACAACGCAAGGTACTTGCAACTGATGACACAAGCACCGTACGAACAATGTGCGGTGTGGGTGCGTGAACAATTCCGTACTAACGGACAGTTCCCGCTAGTCGATCCCAAGACGTATGTTCTCGACAAGAACATGCAGGGTGATCGTTCGAAGAAAGTAACCACGTTTATGGGTTTCCTAAAACGTGTTGAGAAACAAAACTTGCTGTTGTCGCCATCGTTGACAGCATACCTACCAGAATCGGTTCGTCAATCGACTCACGCCATCTATATTAAAGAAGGTGTGGCAAACCGTAAGAAGGTTAAAGGTCAGCAGATGGATGCTGAGATGGCTGGTGACTTTGAACTTGCACAAGTCCGAAAGGGTGAGCAAGAGAACTTCAAAATTAACAATAACTCCTACTCAGGAGCTACGGTTAGTGCCGCCACCATTCTGTATTACAAATCTACTCACTCCTCATTGACTTCGACTTGCCGGACCGCAACGTCCTATGCAAACGCAAACAACGAGAAGTTCTTGATGGGTAACCGTCATTATTACAACCCAGAAGTTACTAAGGCAAACTTAGTCTCTATAATCAACTTGACAGACATGGATAAACTCCAGCTAGCTGTCGATAAATACGGGTTAGTGTATCCGAGTCCAGAAGACGTCGTTGAGATGGTTCTGTATTCGTCCAAGAACTACTGGCAGAACCGAGTTTATACCGAGCACATCCGTCAGATGGCTATGGGTATGACTCCGTTGCAACGAGCTGCAGTTATGTATGTCGGTGACCTGTATCACCTGAACAAACACAACCCAGTTCCTGCACGTCGTTTCTTGGAATCTATTTCTCAGGTTGGTGATAACCAAAACACCATGACCAAAGAGGAATACGATAGTATTCGTGATGGTGACTTGAAACTGCTGGTTAAGTTCCTCTGCTTCGAACAAGTTCGTGGTCGTTCTGATGAACGTATTGCGAATGAGAACCCAGAAGT